CTCAGATATTTAGAATAGATACAAGAGCCTTAGTTTTATTAACGGGGAGTTTTTGGCATGGGAAATAGTATTAAAGCTGAAATAGAAGATTGTATTAAAGAGTTAGAAGATTTTAAGGTTCTTAGTATTGCACAGCAAGAAACCAATATTCATTTTAATATCCTAATAAATACAACAATTAAAAATCTTATTTATGATTCCCCAACATTAAAGCAGGAGTATGAAGCAAGAGTTAATTACTTTGATAATTTAACTAATGACAGTGATTTTATAGAATTAATCAAAAAGTTAAATACTATTAAAGATGATTTGCTTGATTTAATTGATATTAACGCTGTAAATAGTTGGATTGCAGAAATCCAAAATAATCACTTCAAAAGACTAGAAGAAGTAATGATAGAAACACTAGAAACACATAATATTGAAGAATCAATTACAGAAGCTATAAGATTAATAAATAAGTTTAAAACATCGAAATTAAAAGATAAATTTGATTTACATAAAAACGGTATAATTAATTTCTTAGATGAGCTAGAAATAGGCTATGAAGAACAAATTAGGAATATATTGCAATATTCTTCTGATATTCTATATTTTTTAAATTGGAAAACCAGTGGGAGAGTTAGCGCTGACGGAACATCTTTTAGTGCAGAAGATTCTATTAATTTTTTTAAAAATCCTAATTACATATACTATGATCGAGATAGTGAAGAAAACTTTTTTATTCATCAAATAAATATGGGAAAATCATATTATAGTTATGTTCTAGTAGCACGTTTAGATAAATTAATTGAGTTTATTTATACAATTTTTATATATTTTAAAAATGAAAAACTTAGAGATAGTTTAATGAAAGAGTTTAATGAATATAAAAATCTTATTAATCAATTTATTTACGAAAAGCCCAAAAATAGCTATTTTCTTTATTTTTATAATCTTAATAATGCTTTTACATATAAAATTCAAGGGGATATTTATATAGCCGCCAAGCAAGTTTTAAAACAATTAAAAGATCAAATTATAAATAATAAAAACGATATGGAATATACTTGGGATAAAGATAAAACAAATCCTCCTATAAGCATTATATTGCAGAACGGGAAAGCTGTTGATATGTTTGTTTACTTAAAAGCAAATAATAGCAAGCCTATTGAACGCAAAAATATAAAAATAGCTATTTTAAGACCTAAAATGTCAGATAATACTTTTAATACCTATATAGGGAATATTCGTAATCAATTAGCTGATTTGACAGGAAAAGAAAAAAAAGCTTTTTGCCCTGAAGATATTCATGGAACATTTTTTTGTAATATCCCTAAAGATATAGAAGCTGTGAGCAAAACTGATAAGCCCACAGCTTAATATTATTTAACAAATAGTCAAGATTGCCTACTTTAAAGAGCTTCAAAATTATCATATTTTAATATTTTCCCCACAATTGCTCACACGTGAGCTGTGGGGGTTTTGTCGTTCATACTTATGCCTATAGGTAAAACAAATAAGGGTTAGTAAATATGAAGATAGTTAATTTCAAAGTACCAGGACAAACATTCGACCAAATGCAGAAGCTTAGAGAAGAGAAATCTATCAATATAAGCCATGCACTAAGAAAATTTCTTGAAAATTATATCAGTGAAAATCTTAAGAAGGGAGTTGCAGCTTAAAATGACAAATAAAAAAGCCCAGGACAAACCCGAACTTTTTAAACCTTATTCTAATCATACATCGGTTTATATATCAAGTAAATCCCCAAGAGAAGAACTCATCAGCGAGCTTATACAATTTCTTTGCAATGAAAACCTTCTTGAGAAATTCAATAGTTTAAGAAGGGGGCTTACTAATGGCTAACCCTCAGCCTACAGATAGTCATTTAAGACTTGCAAACAGCATTTTAGATGAAATTATACTTAGAGATTTTTCTAAAAGACAAAGAAGCATCATTGATTTTATTCTCAGACTCTCCTGGTCTTGTAATAAAAAATTTGCAGTTATACCGAAATACACAAAAAACTTTGAGCTTTGCGGAATCTCTAACCAGAACATCACAAAAGAATTAGATTATCTTGTTTTAAATAAAGTTATTTTCTGGGATAAAGCTACAAATATTTTTCAAATAAATAAAAATTTTGAGAAATGGCTTATTCCATATAAAAAAGAAGCAAATATTCTTGAATTTAAAAAACTTATCTCTTTGAATTTAATACACTCTCAAAATGAGAGTAAAACTCTTGAATTAAGAGAATCACTCTTAAATTTCGAGAGTAAAGCTCTTAAAAAACAAGAGTTAAACGAAGCTGAAAAGCCAAACAGTGAGCAAGAAAAGAACACCCCTATAACTAGTCTTATAACTAGTAATTATATTAAGGGAAAAACTAAAGTTTTTAAAAAGCCATTAATTCATGAAATAGAGGCTTATTGTTTAGAGCGTGATAACGATATTAACGCTGAGCAATTCTTTGATTTTTATGAGGCGAGAGGGTGGCTCATAGGCAAAAACAAAATAAAATGCTGGAAAGCTTGTGTCCGAACGTGGGAAAAGAACGGCAAATCAAAAGAAAAATCATCAAGCTTATTTTAGGAGTTAAGAAATTGGAATACAGAAATAAATTAAATCAATTAGGTATCGATGCCGATAAATCAGGCAAGTTTATTTGTCCGAAATGCTCAGCCACAAGAAAAAATAAAAATGACAAATGTTTATCTGTCAAATTTGAAGAAGATAAAGTCTTATATAAATGTCATAACTGTGACTGGTCAGGAAGCGTTTTCTATAGAGATAAGTTTGAATACAAACGAAACTACAAGAGACCTGAACAACCTCTTACAATCGACAACAAACAGGCTCTTTATGATTATTTCAATAAAAGAGGAATCTCAAAAAAATCAGTTGATAAATTAAAAGTAAGTATTAACGCCAAAAAAGAAATAATTTTCCCTTACTACAAAAATGATGAGCTTGTAAATGTCAAATACAGAACCAATCTAGGTAATGGCAAAAAGACTTTCAGGCAAGAAGCAGACTCTGAGAAAACCTTCTTTGGCATGGATTTAGTGACAGATTTTAGTCAGCTAGTAATTTGTGAAGGGGAAATAGATGTTCTAAGCTTTGCAGAAGTTGGAATACAAGCCGTTTCAGTACCACAGGGAGCAAGTGAAAACAAGCTTGAATGTATAGATAATTGCTGGAGCTGGTTAAACAAATTTGATAGCTATATTTTAGCAGTAGACAATGACTCAGCAGGCGATAAGCTGAAACAAAACCTCTTAAACAGACTAGATAAGCATAAATGCAAAATAGGCAATCTTGGACAATACAAAGATGCTAATGAAATATTATGCAATTGCCCTGAAAAGGTGCAAAAAATTGTTAATGAAGCCGAATATATAGCTCCCGATGGGATTGTAAGCTTTTATGATTGTGTTGATGAAATTATACAATTTAAAGATCATGGCTACACTAAAGGCTATTCGACTGGCTGGCCGTCAATTGACGAAAAATTTACGATTAAAACAGGATATTTAATGATAATTACCGGCTACCCCTCAAGAGGAAAATCGTTTTTTGCCGATAATTTGCTATTTAATTTATCAAAGAAAGACGGATTAAAACACTTAGTAGCAAGCTTTGAAAATACAAATGCTAATCATTTTTCAAGAATAGCTCAAATGTACTGTGAAAAAAAGTTTTCAGAGTTAAGCAATGATGAATTTAATGAAGCTTATAAGTTTATAGGAGATCATTTTTACAGGTTTCAAGTTGATAGACTTTGGTCAATAGATCAAATAATAGAAGCCTGTGAACAGACCGTCAGAAAATACGGCATCAAAACATTAACAATAGACCCATATAACAGGCTTAATAATGATTATACCGAGAGAGAAGATAAATACATAGGCTCAATGCTTGCCAAATTATCAATGTTAGCTAAAAAACTAGATATTTTAATTATTTTTATCGCCCATCCTAAAAAGCCGGATGGGGAAAAAGAGCCAAATTTATATTCTATTTCTGGAAGTTCCGACTGGTACAACATGGCCGATTATGGCCTAATCATCCACCGAAAACGCTTAGAAAGCGGAGAGCTGGAAAATAAACCTAAAATTTCCATAGCTAAAATAAAAGATTTTAATTTAGGTAATCCGAGCGGTGGAGAAGTTTCTTTAGAATTTGTTCCATTTAAACATAAACTAATTGACTATAAGCGTAGTCATGGGTATTTATGATGAATATTCTTGAACAAATAGAATTTGATCTATTAACAGTCGAATATCTAAAGCGAATAGATGCAAAAGTTAATAGTATCAATATCTTAAAAGCGAGGGAGCTATTTCAATAATAAATGACAAATCAGAAAGCATTTTATTATTTGATTGTCCTGTCAATGAGAAAGATATAGACGCTCAGGCGATTAAGAAAGAATTAGAAGCTTTTAAAGAAAATTGCTTTGCAGTAATCGAAAAAGCTCAGGCCATGCCGGGGCAAGGTGTATCATCAATGTTTAACTATGGCATGGGATACGGGATTTATAAAGGTATATTTGCGGCTCTTGATATTCCATTTCAAGAAGTGCCACCGGTGAAATGGAAGCGTGAATTTTCTCTTGACAAAGACAAATCAAAATCTATTCAAGCGGCTAAGCAACTATTTCCAAAAGAAGCAATTAACTTGCTTAAATCCAAAGATGGAAGATCAGAGGCCTTATTATTAGCTGAATACGGTAGAAGAAAATATAAAGGAGTATAAATAATGTCAGTAAATCAAGCATCATATAGTTTAAGCAACTATGAAAGAGAAACCATCATTAACTTTAATGAAGATGAAAAGACAGCATTAGTCTACACACACAATAAATCTTTAATGAAAAAACTTGATGAATACTGTTTAAAACATCCTAAGCTCTACAAGCTTGAAAAAGAACACTGGTACGGTAAGCATTTAAGTAAGAGCTACATAATCCCCAAAAAATATGTAGGCATCAGACAACCTAAAATTTTAAGTGAGGAAAACAAGATAAAATTTACAGCTAATCTGAGAAAGCAAAATCACTAAATTTAAAGAATTTTTAACCCAGTATACAGGCAATTTAAAAAATTAAAATCTATTTCAGGTGTAAAACTACCTAACCAAATTTACCCCTCTTAAAATCGATTAGATAAAGGAAAAATAAAAATGACAAAAATCATAAATATTGAAGAACACAAATCAAAGAAAAGGAATAGTGAAGCCGGAACTTTGTCAGATGGAACAGAAGTTATTTTTGAAACAATTCCCAGAAGTGAATTAACGAAAGAATCAAAAGACTTTCAAGATTTACTAGGCGGAATCCCTATTTACAGAATGAATTTACTTAATGCCCCAAAGAAAGGGGCTTAACCAATATGAATATAAAATTAAGACTTAAAAAACTTGAAAAGCAAGTTAATACTGATTTAGGTGATAAAATAATAGAAAAATGTGGAGTACCAGTATATTATATTGAAACTACAGATTCAGACGAAGAAAAAGAAGCCTTAAAGCAAAAGTGTATTGAAGATTTCATTATTAAAATATCTACAGAGTTGAATATGTCAGTAGAAAGAGCCAAACAAGAGTTTGAAAAAAATGATGTTGGGATTATAAGTGTGAATTTTGTCTAGTTTTGTAAAGTAACGTAAAGGAATAGAGGTCAAAATAAATGTTAAATGCCAAGCAAAAGAAATTAATTCCCTTAATAATCAAATTAGGTAGTATAGATCAAGCTTGTAAAAAAACAGATATCAGCAGACATACATATTATGACTGGCTAAAAGATAAAGAATTTGCTCAAGAGCTTAAATTACAGCAAGATCAAATTTACAACTCAGCCCTAATTGAACTTAATAATCTTGTTGGTGATGCTGTAAATACTTACAGGGAATTGCTAAGCAGTGATGATGAATCTATAAAGTTTAGAGCCGCATCGGCAATACTTGAAAACAGATTAAAGCTTGTAGAATCCAAAGAGCTAAAAGAACGAATAGAAGCGCTCGAAGTATTAGCACAGGAAAAGGATAAATAATAACAACTTTCACACTCTATTTGAGGTGGGTTTATTTCTTATTGGTAGATTTACACCTAAAGTTAATTTTACTCACCTGAAAATGGCTTCTATGGAGTGCAAGCATCTTTTAAAAACTTATTTGCAGTTATCACAAGAGCAATCAGTTTTATTTTGAGATTCTTTTTCTATTGCTTCAATATTTTTTTCAGTTAATTTTTGAGATTCTTTAATTTTGCGGATAGAGGTTAATATTTCATCTTTATTTTTCATATATTCCTTTATTAAAACAATTTCATTTGCTTTGGATTAATTAAATCATAGTATTGCTGGAAATCAAAACAGCCAATATCATTATAAACTGGTGAATTTATATCAATATTAATCAATTTAGCATTGCCGGCAGTGCATTTGCTTAAATATTTACAAGTACCGCAAATAATCCATTGTTTTTTAGCCATTATTTAAATATTCCATTTCTTTTTTATCTCTCTGGCATAGAATCCATTCTTAGCAAAATCAGGAAGTTTATTTAAATATTCAAGGGCTTGATTTTCATTAAAATCCAGAGGTGTACAAGCCGTTTCTTTGTCTTTTTCTATTTGTTTGATAGTTGGAATTGCAGATTTATAAATTATGCCTTCCTGTTTATTCTGGTAGCTCCTAAAGTTATTTTTTTTAAAAGATGAGACGTTATTTATTTGTTTAGAATTTATTTGTTCATGTTGTCTTGTTTTTTGACATCCCCCATGTGTTTTTTTAAGACACCCATGTTGAATTTCTACAAGTTCAAAAAATTTTGGCGTTAGATAATATTTTAATGAGTCACCCAATTCACCATTTGTTAAAATTAAACATTTTGCCCTTAGCTCTTCAATAGAATTAATTACTGTAGCTCTTGAACAGCCTGTCTCTTCAGCAATGGTATTTTGTTTTGGGAAGCAATAATCTTTGTCAGGGTTCCAGTGATCTATTAAGCATCTTAAAACGAGTCTTGTAGATGCCTTTAATTTGACCTTTGAGAAAAACTTGCTAAATGTAATGGCTTTACTTAATTCAAACTGTGTAACATTGATTTTAATTGCCTGTGCTTGCATTCTTCTTACTTCCTCCAAAAATTGTCCATGCCACGCTATTGCAATTTTTCGAAAGAAGTCGTACTATTAATTTGAAGTTTTAAGAGTGCTTTCTTTCGAGAAAGTGCTTTTTTGTTGTTTCAATATTGTAAACAACATGGACATGACTATAACAGTTGTGATTAAATGTTGTCAATATTAATTAAATTAAGTTGTTTTTAGCTAATATTAACTCAATTTAACTACAATAAAAGAGGTTCATTTAACCATGGAGATGTACACAATTCAAGAATTTGCAGAGTTATGTGGCGGTATTAGTTATAATGGTGCGGATAAGAAAATTGATGGTTTAATTAAAAAAGTTCAACTTGGTAAATTGAATGGTGAAATTGAACGAAAAGAAAAGTTAATTGATGGTAAATTAACTAAAGTTGTGCTTATATCAAATGATTTGCTGGATTTGGTTAAAAAGAATAAAAAAGAATTAAATTTAGCTAACTCTAACCAAGTTGAACAAGATTATATTGAACCAAATGTAATAAATCTTAAAAAGTTAAATGAATTAAATGATATTAAATCTAGTTCAATTGAACAGTTAAATACAACTAAATCTAATCATCTTTCACCTGCCTTTGTTGAAAACGTCATAAATGAACTTATAACCACACAAAAACAGATGATTAACTATGCAGAACAAGCTGGACAAGTAAAACTTTTAGAAGATATTGAACGACGTAAAGAAAATGAATATTTAAGACAAATGGCGGAATATAAAACTATAATTGCTAGCCTTGAAAAAGAAAATCAAGAGTTTAAGTTGCAATTAGAGCAAGAACGAAATAAGCCATTCTGGAAAAAGAAAGTTTTATAAATATATTTAATTGTTTGAAATACCCTTGCTTTATTCAAGCAAAATGTTATAATAAAAGAATGAAAACACCTTGTTCTATTCAAGAAAGATAATTAAATGAAATATAGAGTAGACATCACTGATGAAGCAAAACAAGATTTTAGAACTCTTGATAAAAACTCTCAAAAAAAGATTGCAAGATGTTTTGAATGGATTGAAGAGTATGATCTAAACTTTGTCTATACTAAGCCGATTGGTGCAAACCTTTTTGAAATAAAACAAGATGATATTCGTGCTTTATATGGCTACAAGGATAATCAAATAATAGTTGTAGCAGTTATATTTTTAAAGAAAACTCAAAAATGCCCTAAGATTTATATAGAAAAAGCAAAAAGAATATTAGAAAGGGAATTATAAAATGGGTACAGAAGGCTTTAAAGACTTCATTAGTCGTGAAAATCCCGATCTTTATAATGAAGTTAAAGAAGAAGTTCAACAAGAATATAAAAAACGTGGTGGCTTGCGTGAAGGTGCAGGACGAAAAAAACATTATGAAAATAAGGTCAAAAAAACATTTGAACTTGAGAAAGATGATGTTATTTGCTTAGAAGAATATGCAAAACAACATAAAATAAGTAGAAATAAAGCTTTGCATGAAGCTATCCATAATTTAATCAGACACGAAGCTTAAAAACTTTAAACAAATATAAAAAGCCGGTCATATAAAGTGATCGGCTCTTTATTTTGTTAAAACAGACAACGTACAAGGCGATTTAAGGCGTTTAAATTATGCTCAGGGCCTATGCATCCTAAATAATACCCTCTAAAATATCCCTTTGCTCTTTAATACTTGACTTAGTATAAATCCTGGTAGTTTCAAGGCTTGAATGTCCTAGAATATCAGCAAGCAAAACAACATTATTAACTTTGCTCATAAACTCTTTAGCAAATAAATGCCTGAAAGAGTGGGCATGGACTCTTTTTTTATTAACTCTTGCTTGTCCTGCTATATATTTCAAGTCTCTCCAAATGCAAGAATTATCAATCGGCTTGTTATTGGAGGTTATAAAAATAACACCTGTTTTAATACCGGCTTGCGTACAGTATTTTTTTAGTTCTTTGCTTAATTTCTTTGATATAATTATATCTCTAATTTTACCTTTGTTTGAAACTCTGGCATAGCCTTGTTTAAATGCTTCAACGGTGATAAATTTCAGTTCGTCAATTCTTATGCCGGTGTTGGCTAGCACTTTCATGGTATAAAGGGTTTTAGTTTTATTCAGCTTTTCAGCATATTTCAAAAGTCTTTCATAATCAGATACGGATAAAACATTTTCAAGAGAAGTTTTCTTTTGAAGTTTTAACAGTTTTAGCTTTAAATTTTCCAACCCTGCAAAAGTTAGAAATTTATTTATAATAATTATTTTGTTATTTACACTGGAAGGCTTACAGGAATCAACCAGATCACATTTATAGGCAATTAAAATATCCTTTGTGATAGATTCTAAGGTGGTTATATTTTTAGAGGTCAAGAATTGGCATATATCAGCACTGTATTTTTTAATTGTTCTGAGCGATCTTTCATTTTCTTTTAATTCGTTCAAAAAGCTTGCTAATAATTCATCAATTTTATTCATTTTACAAAAACTATCCCTTTGATTTTACATATTTAAAAACCTTGATATAACTAGTATACCATGCCAAAATAAGCAATACAATATAACAACGTATTATATTGTATATTTTACCAAAACTATTATGTCAAAAAAGGGGTTAATATTGCTATCATAAAAGAACTTAAGCCTGATTTATAAAAATTAAGAAAACGGCCAAATTTAGAGTTTTTTTAAAAAAGTATTTTTCAAAATTTATTTTCAGTTATTGGCTCAGCTTAAAGATTTTTTTACAATATAATACGGAAAGCTTGCTTAAAAGTATTTTTAAGTATTTTTTGCCCTTTTTAGGGTATAAAATATTTCTGATAAAAATATTTATTTTTGAATAAAGATAACGTACGAGTGTACGAAAACTTTAGGACAAAAAATGATAAATAGATTCCCTTATTTAAGAGGGTTATCATGACCATAGTTGAAGGCATGGTGATAGATCATACATCTTGAAATTAATTCAACTACCTCTATCATAAAGTCAGTTATTTATTTGCACTAAAAAGCCGGCTCTTACACCGGCTATAATTTTATTTTATTAAGTTTTTCCCTCGTCTATGAGCTTTTTCTAAGAATATTGTTAGTTCGTCATCTGAAAATTCGCTTTTAATTCCATCTAATATTGATAACCAGAGCTTAACTTGCTCATCTGTTAAATTTTGCATAAAATGCCCCCTGTAATCCATCTATTATTTAATAACTCATATATTCATTACTGTTACGCATACTTTGCTCTTGTATAAGGCAAGGAAGAAATTTTTTGTAAATTTGTAAATAAATAATTTCTGCATCAAGCATAATGAAACTTTTATGAAGTAAAAGTCTTATATAGACCAAGCTTAATAATAAATTGCGATACATAGCTAATTTCTCCTATATTAAAATTTACGTTTATACTGGGGGCTTAATTAAAAGCCCAACTTTACTATTAATTTCTTGGTGGTCGCTGCATCTCTTTTGTTTACAGCTTCTTGTAATTTGAAATATATTTTTTGAGTATATGCACTGTATCCGAAAAATGCTGTTTCTGATGCCCTTTCATTTACTAAATTTAATCTTTCGCTCCATGTCATTTCATTACCTCGTTTGTATTAATTAACTCACTTTGTATATTATTATTATAATAAGTGATTCACTATAATACAATGCAGTGAATAGATTAATTAACATAGTGTTACATTTTAAATCAAGTAGTGTATTATATATAAATATAGTGATACACTAATATAGTTAGTAAGAATAAATACGAGGTTTTTAAAATGGCCGTATCAGAAAATAATAAAAGAGTCATAGTTACTTTACCTAAGGAAATTTATACAAAATTAGAAGAGCTTGCCAAAGAAGAAAGACGGTCTATTAGTAATATGGGAAGCATCATATTAATTAAACATTTTGAATCAATGGAAGCTAAATAAGCCATGCCATTTATGACTTACTTAAAATAAACGAGGTATAAATTATGAGTACACCGAATGAAAGATTAAACGAAATAGTCAAAGATATGAATGACTTAGAACTAGCTGAAATTATTGATTTTGCTGAATTTATTAATAATAAAAAACAGAAAGCTTTTGATGAAGCGTTTAAAAATGTTCAAGAAACTGATGAATCAATATCTGATAAAGAATTAGAATCTATACAGGAAGCTAAAGACTCAGGCTCTATTTCATATAAAGAAATGTGGAATGATTATGACGAAGTATAATTTTGAATTTACTAATAAATTTAAGAAGCAAATATATAAACTTGATAAAAGCACCGGAAAACAGATTAAGCTAACTATTGATAAATTTATCTTAAATCCTGACTCTTGTGACTGGAAAAAGCTAAAAGGCCATGAAAGTTTTTACAGAATCAGAAGCGGTGATTATCGTATTATTTTTGAAAAGCAAGATTTTGAGAATGAAAGTATTGTTAAAGTCCTATTCTTGGAAGTAAAACACCGTAGAGAAGTTTACAAGGATTTATAGAACCTATCGCAAATTGTGACCAGTCTACATAAAACAAAAACCCGCTTGCAGGCGAGTTAAAAGGAATATTTAAATTCATGATTATATTATCTCAGATATTTAGAATAGATACAAGAGCCTTAGTTTTATTAACGGGGAGTTTTTGGCATGGGAAATAGTATTAAAGCTGAAATAGAAGATTGTATTAAAGAGTTAGAAGATTTTAAGGTTCTT